TCTCCTAGAGGAAGACCTACTCCTAATACTAATTTTCCTAATACAACAGGAGCAGCAATAAATGTAGGAGAAGGATCAAATTTTCCTTCATCTACAGGAACAAAACCCTCAGACCAAATAGATCCTTCAACAGGTTTACCTTTTGATACATCAACAACAACAGGAGCAGGTAATACATTAGGAGGATATGATTTATTTGATCCAATTATGTTTGGTCCAACACAGTTAGGTATTCCTTTAAATGAAGAAGATTTAGACCCTTCTTTATCAGGTAAAACTTTTGATAATCATCCTATATTAGGGGACCTTACAGGCATACACCCTCAATTTATTAATGAATTATATGAAGATGGTATTCTTCCTTTAGTTGACCCTAATAACCCTAAAGCATTAGAACCAGATCAATACGCAAAAGATTTAGATAGATTATATGATGAATTAGAGGATGAACTTAATGAAACTAAACAAATTGAATATATAGAAAGACTATATAATTTAAACTTTGAGATGATAGGATACAGACGTTATTTCGATAGAGCTTAAAACAATTATATTTATAACAAACAACAATTAACAATATGAAAGCAAAAACATTTGAAAATCTAATTAGAAGAGTAGTTAGGGAAGAAATTGATTATGCATTACGTAGAGAAATAAAATCACTTAAAGAAGATTTACGTGATGAATTAAAACCAACAATTACAGAGCATAAAGAAAAAATAGTGGAAGTTCCTGAAGATGTAAAAAATTCTTTAAAAGAAAAAATAATGGGCACACAACCTCTAAAAAAACGCCCAAAACAAAATTATACATCTAATAATGCACTAAATGATCTTTTAAACGAAACAGCAGCGGGTGACACAAATACTCAATCAGCTATGGCACCAGTTAGCGACCCATTTAGTACAGGAGCTCCAATGGAAACTACAGGTATGCCTACAGAAGTAGCAAACGCAGTAACAAGAGATTATAGTGGTTTAATGAAAGCAATAGCTAAGAAAAAAGGTAGATAATAAATGGCAAGTGTAAGAGATTATATAAGAATTAATCCTATAGATATAGAAACAAATAGAGCTGTAGGAGTTTCTCTTCCTTTTAATGGGACTGGAGTATTTAATTCTACTTTTACAACAACAGAACAAGTAAAAAGTAATTTATTAAATGTAATATTAACAGAACCAGGTGAAAGAATATTTAAACCTAACTTTGGAGTAGGTTTAAGAAGTCAATTATTTGAAAATAATATACAAAAAGATGAACTAACAGATAGAATTACAAACCAAGTATTAAAACATATACCTCAAGTGGAATTAACTAATGTAATAGTCCAAAAAGCTAATGATAGTCATGAATTATATGTTAGAGTATTTTATAGGGTAATAGCTAATGGGGAAAACGATGCTATACAAATAAATTTTTCACCAGATAGTGGTGTAGGAGGAACAAACACAACAGGAACATCATCTCCTAGTTCAGGAGGAGGTTCTTCTATGGGAGCTTCTTCAGGAGGATCTTCAGGTGGTGGAGGTGGATATTAAAATAAAAAAATATGGCTTATAATAAAATATCAAATAAAACACAAGAAAAAGAAATTAATTATTTAAATAAAGATTTTAATACTTTTAGATCTAATTTATTAAGTTTTGCACAAACATATTATCCTAATACTTTTAATGACTTTAGTGAAGGGTCTCCAGGATTAATGTTTATGGAAATGGCTGCTTACGTAGGAGATGTTTTATCATATTATGTAGACAGTCAATTACAAGAAACTTTTTTAGACACAGCTCAAGAAAGAACAAATTTATTTCATTTAGCTTATACTTTAGGGTATAAACCTCAAGTAACATCTGTAGCAACTACAAATTTAGATGTATTTCAGTTATTACCTTCAAAAGGAGTAAGTGGTGATAAACAACCAGATTTTGATTATGCTTTAACTATAGACCAACCTTCTTCTTTTGAATCAACCACAGGAATAAATTTTATTTTACAAAAACCAATAATATTTGACTTTTCTTCTTCATTAGATCCCACAGAAGTAAGTGTATATTCAATAGATGGTAATAATGATCCAGAATATTATCTATTAAAAAAATCAACTCCAGTAATATCAGTTGTCACAATAACAAAAACATTTTCTGTAGGAGCTCCTCAAAGATATTTAATATTAAATTTAAATGATAATGATATAGTATCAATAGAATCTATAGTAGATTCTGAGGGTAATACTTGGACAGAAGTACCTTATTTAGCACAAAACACAGTATTTTCAGAAATACCTAATATTAGAAGTAATACTCCTACTTTATCAGAATTTCAACAAGAAACTCCTTATCTTTTAAAATTAAAAAAAGTACCAAAAAGATTTGCAACCAGATTTATATCAAATGGTATTTTAGAAATCCAGTTTGGGGCAGGTTCATCTGATAAAATAGATGAAGAAATATTACCTATTCCTGATAATGTAGGTTTAGGAAATAGAGATGGTCGTTCTAAATTAAATCAAGCAATAGATCCCTCAAACTTTTTATTATCAAGAACTTATGGAGAAGTACCAAAAAATACAACGTTAACAGTTACTTATATAAAAGGAGGAGGAATAGGATCAAATACACTTTCTAACACAATAACAAGATTAGCAGGTATTACAACAACTAATAAACCTAATTTAAATAATACTGTACAAACTTTTATTAGAGATTCTATAGCAGTTACAAACCCAACACCTGCGACAGGAGGGGGACCAGGAGACTCAATTGAAGATATTAGATTAAATACATTAGCAGCATTTTCAGCACAACAAAGAATTATAACAAAAAATGATTATTTAGTAAGAACTTTATCAATGCCCGCTAGATTAGGAAGTGTAACTAAAGCTTATATAGAAAAATCATCAAATATAGAACAAACACAAACAGATTTAGAAACTTCAGACTTATCTTCTAATTTATATGTTTTAGGATATGATAAAGATAAATATATTACTACCTTAAACACAGCTACTAAAACAAATTTAATAACTTACTTAGATAATTTTAAACCGTTATCTGATTCTATTAATATTAAAGATGCATTTGTAATTAATTTTGGTATTGATTTTGAAATAACAACTTATTCTAATACTAGCGATCAAGAAATATTATTAAATTGTATATCAGATTTAAAAAATTATTTTAATATAGATAAATGGCAAATAAATCAACCTATTATAGAATCAGAAGTTTATAATTTAATTGCTAATGTAAAAGGAGTACAATCGGTAAATAATATAATATTTTCAAATAAAGCGGGAATCGAGGCAGGATATTCACAATACAAATATGATTTTGAAACAGCTACAAGACAAGGCTTAATATATCCTTCATTAGACCCAAGTATTTTTGAAATAAAATACCCAAACACAGACATTAAAGGAAAAATAACACAATACTAAAATGGCATATTATTCTATATTTCCAGAAAAAGACACAACAATATATAGTCATCCTGATCGTCAAGATATGAACACAGGAAGAGATGAAATCCTTGAATTAGTTGAAGAAAAATCAACTACTGGAGATATATATTATCCTTCAAGAATTTTAATAAAATTTAAAAACACAGAAATAAGAGATATTATAGAAAATAAAATTCAAAAAGAAATAAATACATCTAACTGTGAAATAGGTCTTGAATTATTTGCTACAGAACATCAAAGTTTAACTAAAGATCATATTGTTGAAGTTTTTGCTTTATCTGAATCTATGGCTTGGGAAGAAGGAACACAAAGATATGATGCAAATCCTCCTTCAACAACAACAGGAAGTTTTCAAGCAGCAAATGGAGCAACATGGATATATAGAAATGAAAGCACAGCATCAGCTTGGCCAACAGGAAGTGGAGTAGGAGGGGGACAATACGTAGCATGGGTAGACGGTACAGAAACCCAATATTCTAGTGGTACTGGATTTCCCGCAGGAGGAGGAGTATGGTACACGGGAGTTGGAGGAGGTAGTTTTGCTACAGCAGATTTTAAAGCAACAAATGATTTTTTTGCTGAAGATAATTTAGATTTAAATTTAAATGTCACTACACTTATTCAAAAATTCTCAGCAAGTTATTACCAAGGTGCTGCTCTTCCAACAGGTATTCCTAATAATGGGTTTATTATTAAAAAACCAACACTAACCGAATTAGATAATTTTGGTTCAGGATACCTATCATATTTTTCTTCTAATACCCATACAATTTATCCTCCTAAATTAACTTTTAAATGGGATGATTCATCTTACAACCCTAGTGGCAGTATTTTAAATAGTGGAGATATATTTTTATCATTATATAATAATAAAGCTGAATTTCAAAGAAAATCTAAACAACGTTTTAGATTAACTGTAAGAAAAAGATATCCAGATAGAGCTTTTGTCACAACATCAAATTACTTAAATAAAAACTATTTACCAGAAGCAAGTTATTATAGTGTAAGAGACGCAGAAACAGATGAAGTAATAATTCCTTTTGACACAGAATATACTAAATTAAGTGCTGACAGTACAGGTATGTATTTTGATTTATTTATGGAAGGATTTCAACCAGAACGTTACTATAAATTAATGTTTAGATCTGATAATAATGAGGGCACTCAAATTTTTGATGAAGATTATATTTTTAAAATTATAAGATAATGAAATTACAAAAAAAATTATACAATTTAGCAGCAGTAGAAAACATAACAGATCGTTCTTTTAATGAATCAAAAAGAACAAAAGATGATGATATAAGTGTAGCTAAATTTTTCCAATTATATGATAAATTATTTTATAGCATACCTAAAGTAGGACAATTATCTCATTCTTATATAATTAATAAAAGTAATAGTTATGCGGGAGGGATTATGAATAATTTAAGTCAAGAAAATATTGATTTAAAAAATAAAATAATAGAATTAGAAGCCCAAATATCAGATTTAACTGTATCTAAAGATTTAATAGAATTTGATAAAAATGTAAAAGAAGCAGAAAATTTTGAATTAAAAAACTCTTAGTTTTAAATAAATGGCACGTACTTTATCAGAACAAAATATTACGAGATTTGATCCTACAAATATAGAAGATATCACCCCTGTATTTGTAGACAGAAAATTTGGAAGGCCTGAAGATTATATAGAAATATTCATAACAGATCC